AAGGAGGCCAAGCCGTGAACGAATACGAATTACGAATTAAAGATCTGAAGGCCAAGCTGGCTTTGGCTCAGAAAGATATGAGCCTACGAACGGCAGAGTTGGAGAAAGCCGAAGCACATATCAAGCGGCTGGAGGAGGCAGGGGATGCGATGGTGGAAACATACGAGGAGATTGGGATGGACGTGTACGACACGGAGCGCACCTCGGCATGGCGCGCAGCCAAGGAGGCCAAGCCGTGATCCATGTCTATCCAGTCCGCGATGAGCGTGAGCACGAACTGAAAGGCACAACGTGCCCATGCGGTCCACGCGTGGAATGGGAGCACGCGGAGGCCATCGTGATACACAACGCGTTTGATTGCCGGGAAATCGTCGAGGAAGCCGAACGGATCAAGGAGGCCAAGCCGTGAGCCACGCCGTGATTATGAGCGAGCAGCACAACCGGATGATGGCGACTGCCTGCCTGACCGACGAGCAGGTGGTCAAACTCAGGACGGAGCGTGCCGCGGGTGGCACTACGCTGCGCGGGCTGGTCGCCAAGTGGGGCCTGTCCGCGTCGGCCATCTGCAAGATCACGCGGGGTCGAAGCTATAGGTGGGTCGGCGGGCCCATCACAAGCGGGAGGGTCAAGTGAGCGCGGTGGCCACCGGCATCGAGGCCGAGGTCTGCAAGGACATCGCCCGGCGCCAGCGCATCGGCATTGCCAAGTACGGCACGACGGTCGCCGGCAATCCGTTGTCCCACCAGGAGTGGCTTCAGCACGCCTATGAGGAGTGCCTCGACCAGGCCATCTATCTCAAGCGAGCCATGGCCGAGGCCGGCACCAGCTCGCAGGCGACCGGCGCGGCATGGTCGGTGCGCACGGGATACGGGCGGATCGCGCTCGGCGCGGAAAGCACCCCGGCGTTGTTCATGCACAAACCGTCGGCGGCGAAGTTTGCCGAAGAGCTGGAACCGCACATCGGCAAGTGCCGGCCGGTCCGGGTCACCTACACGATCACCCCGCTGGAGCCCTGAGCCATGCCCGACGACGAAAGCATTGCCACGGTGGCGGGTCTGCGCTGGACGCGGTGGCCGACGTTGCCGCTGCCAACGGAGGCGCAGGCGGTGGCGCTGGCGCTCAAGGGCGGGCCCGATGCCGTGCCGCAGTTTCACGAGCAGCGGGAGCAGACGCTGGCCAAAGAGCAGCACGACCCGCTCCAGTACGGCTGGGAGTCGCCGCCGATGCGGGTGATGCGGGCGCTGCTGGATGGCTCGTATCTGCCCGGAATGGTCGGCACGGCGGAGCCAGCGCACGCCGGGGTTCCGATGGCGCATCCGGCCAACGACGTGCTGGCGCTCGGGGGCAACGGCTCGGGTAAGACGGACGCCCTGGCGAAGCTTGGCATGGAGACGCTGGTGGGGAAGGCACGGCGTGAGGTGCGCTTCTGGTCACAGAACGAGCGGACCTCGGTTCGGTATCAACAGCCGGCGATCTTCCGCTACATGCCGCCGTCGCTGCGGGCGATCAAGAAACAGGGCCAAGTGACAAAGATCTCCTTCAACATGGCCACGGGGTTCTCGGAGGGGATCTTTGTGCTGCCGAACCAATCGGTGGGCCAGTTCCTGACCTACAAGGGCTGGGAGCAGGATCCGAAGAGCGCCGAGGGCGGCGAGGCGACGCGGGTGGTGTACGACGAGGAGGCGCCGGGCGAGCTGGTGGAGACGCTGCGCTTCCGGGCCCATAAGACGGGCGGCCAGGTGCTGGGCGGATTCACGCCGGTGGGCGGGTATCAGGACACGGTGGCGCAGTACCTCGAGGGCGCGGAGATCCTGGAGACGATTCCGGCCCGGCGGGTGGTGTGGGACTGGTGGCGGGGCGCCTTCACCTGGGGCGAGCCGATCCTGCCGCAGGACGCCACGCTGGTGCCGGGCTGCCCGCCGGGGCATGTGCCAATGGTGCTGCGCTCGGCAGCGGGCGGCGGCCGGCGCTACGTGGTGGTCTTCCCGACGCCGTTCAATCCCTACACGAACGTGGACTCGATCGTGGCGGGGGCGCTGGGGCGGTCGCGGGAGTTTAGCCTGGAGCGCATCTACGGCTGGCCCACACGTCGCGCGGCGCGGGCGTTCCCCAAGTTCGGCGACGTTCACCTGGTGGACCCGGGCAATGTGCCGAGCCCGCGGCAGATGACGGTCTATCAGTTCTGCGATCCGCACGGGGCCCGGAACTGGTTCTCGCTCTGGCTGGGGGTCACGGCGGCCGGGCAGGTGTTCGCGTTCAAGGAGTGGCCGCCGGAGGAGTACGGGGAATGGACGCTGCCGGGAGACAAGGCCGACGGCCGGGTGGGCCCGGCGCAGCGGCATGAGGGCGGCAAGGCGTTCAACGACTACAAGCGGGAGTTCCTTGAGGCCGAGGGCTGGGTGCGGGACGAGCGGACCGGCGGTGCGGTGGCCATGGTGATGCCGCCGAGCGGCGCAGCGATCACGCCGTGGGCGCGCTTCATGGATCCACGGCCGGCGGGCACGAGCGTGCCGAGCGACGAGCACTCGCGCACCTACCTCGACTACATGTCGGAGCCGGTGCTGGACAGCACGGGCAAGGTGCTAGTGCCCGGCCTGGACTTTCTGGCCGCGGACCACTGCGCGGTGGAGGACGGCACACAGCTCATCAACAACTGGCTGACGGAGGGCTGGGATGATCGTCGGCCGGTGGATCCGCTCAACTGCCCCAAGTTCTACGTGAGCCGGGCATGCCCGAACCTGATCTACGCGCTGCGCACCTGGACGGGGCTGGACGGGGAGAAGGGCGCGAGCAAGGACCCGATCGACTGCCTGAAGGGTGGGGCGAAGATGGGGCTGGAACACTATGAGAAGGAATTCCGGTGGAGCGAGGGAAGGGGGATGAGGTGAATATGAAGACTAAACGATATCGAGAGTACCCGTGCTGGACGTGCAAGAACCTGCTGCGCATCGCCGAGGACGATGCGTGGGACAAGATCCTCAGATGCCCCCGCTGCCTGTCAGTCGTGGCCGACAACATAGGGCGTCCACAACCGGCGCCGCCCAAGGAGGCCCGCCCTTGAGCCCTGACGAATTCAACGAGCTGCCGCTGCTGCTGAAGCCCGGGCAGGTGGCGGCGCTGCTGGGGACGACGGAGGCGAAGCTGGCGCAGTTCCACGGGCCGGAGTTTGAACCGATCTTGACGAAGGGCCGCCACCGCCGGTACAAGCGCACCCAGCTCGCACGGCTGGTGGGTCTGCAACAGGGGGCGGCGGGCACCCGCTCCCGACCATGCACATGATCGAGCCTCTTTCCGCAACCGCCGACGCGTCCGCGTCGGACGCTTCCCATTTCACGCAGCTCGAGAAGGACTTCGCCACGGCGGGGCTGCGCCAGACAAACCTTTGGCGCCTGGGCGAGGCCGACGACCTGCGCTACACTCGCTGGGCGGGCCAGTCTCCGGACGGCCGGCGATGGGATTCCAACCAGCCCGACGGCAAGCCGGTGCTGCCCTACGACGGGGCGCCGGACACGCGGATCCCACTGGCCGACGAGCTGTGCAACGAGGAGGCGGACCTGCTGGTGACGGCCTTCTGGATGGCGGACCTGAAGTTCTCGCCGGTGGGCGGCGAGGACCTGCCGGTGGCCAAGCAATGGCGGAAGTACTTCGAATGGCTGGTGTACACCCGCATGGTGGCCGAACTCGACCGCGAGGTCGAGCTTTCGGCGCAGTACCGGGGCCACTACGGCTGGTGCCTCTTGCACGTAGACTGGCTCCGACGCATGGGCTTCCGCCGGCAGGCGCTTTCGCTCGAGCAACTGGCCAGCATTGACCCGACGATTGCCACGCTGGTGCAGGATCCAGCCTCGGAAGAGGTGGCCGTGGACGCGGTGGTGGGCCTTTACGCGGCGTACGCGGAGCAGCAGGCGGAGGGGCTGGACGATGTGGAGATTCCCACGCTGAAGCGACCGGCGGCGCGGAAGGCGGTCCAGGCCCTGCGCCAGGAGGGCAAGGCGGCGGTGGCGCTGCCCTACCTGTGCGAGAACCGGCCGGTGGTGCGGGCGCTGAAGCCGTGGGACGACGTGGTGGTGGCCTGGGGCAACGGCGACCTGCAATCCGCCCGGGCAATCTTCACCTGCGAGTGGTACACGGAGGCGGACCTGACGGCCGCTGCCGCGGCGGAAGAGTGGGACGACGCCTGGTACCAGCAGGCGCTCCGGTCAAAGGGCAAGCGCAGCATCTGGCGCTGGAACCAGCTTGCGGCGGTGGCCGAGTACCAGGTGATCGAGGACCCGTCGCTGGAGCTGATCGAGATCGTCCGAGGCTACGCCCGGGTGGTGGACGAGGAAGGCGTGGAGGTGATCCGCCGGACGACGTTCTGCCCCGGCGTGAAGGGCTCGTACGGGGCCATGGAGACGCTCGAGCACCTCGAGGGCATGTACCCGTTCGCCGAGATCCGCCGGGAGCGGCTCGGGCGCTCGATCAACCAGACGCGCTCAATTCCGCAGATCGCCGGTCCGTGGCAGGGCGAGGCGAAGACGCACTCGGACATGCTGGCTGCCGCGGCCGAGCTGACCACGGTGCCGCCGGTCACCGGACCCAAGCTGGGCTTCAACTACCGGTTCGGTCCGGGCGGGTACGTGGGCGATGCCCGGGCGGCGCAGGTGAAGCCGCTGCTGCTCACGCAGCCGGGCGGGTCCATCGGCTCGATCCAGATGCTCCAGCAAATCGCGCTGCGTGGGGACCGGTACTTCGGCAGGCCGTCCGCGGCGGTGCCGCCGATTGTGACCTCGTTGCGCCGACAGCGGATTGCGGGTCAGTTCTTCTCGGGCTGGGCCGAGGTGTTCAAGACGATGCTTCGGCTGGTGCAGCGGTGCGCGGATCCGAAGGAGATCGAGCGGGTGACGAACCTGCCGGCGCCGATGGCGGAATCGGGCCACTACGACGTGGTGCTGCACTACGACACCCGGTTCCTCGATCCGGACTTTGTGAAGATGGTGATGGAGCAGGTCAACCAGCAGATCCTGCCCACCGATTCCACCGGAACGACAAACCGGGCGAAGCTGACGCGCTGGATGTGGGGCGCGGTGGATCCCGCGCTGGCCGACCAGCTGACCATGGCGCCGGAGGAGGCGGGGGCGCAGCTGCACGAGTCGGTGGGCCGGGACGTGGCGATGATGTACCTGGGCAACGAGGCCCAGTACGTGGCCGAGGACCCGGCCGCCGGCGCCAAGCTTCAGATGCTCCAGCAGATTGTCGGGGCGAACCCGAACTACCAGCAGGGCCTCCAGCAGAACCCGCGCTTCCAGGCGCTGATGAAGAACTACGTCAAGAACCTGGCGATGAGCGTGGAGCAGCAGCAGAACAAGGTGACCGGCCGCACGGGCGTGAAGCCGGTGGACGCGCAGAAGCAGATGCCGGGAGCGGGGCTGCTGATGGCGCTCGGATCGGGGAGCTAGAAAGTCCGCCACGATGAACGAATCCGAGATCAAGGCAGCGTTGGGCACGCTCTCGAACACGCAGGCCTCGGCGGTGCTCGAGGTGTTGCGGGCGTTCCATGCAGAACAGCGGGACGCGGTGTGCCAGCCCGGCCTGTCCGATGGCGACCGGCACTACAACGCCGGCCGCCTGGCCGCCGCCGTGGACCTAATGGCCGACTGGCCGTTGCGCGTCGGTGCGGCGCAGCGGGCGGCGAATTCTGAGGGATGACCGTGCCAAATTAGGACCGAACCCACCCAAACCCATCCAAATTCAAGGCACCCCCTAGGCGGTGCCGTTCGCCCGTGGTTCATGACACATGACCGCGGGCGTTTCCGTCTTGGGGCCCGGGGTCGAAGTGAACCTCAAGACGTGTTCCGAACCCGACCGTGCAGGGCAACGCATGAGCCAGAAGACAGCCAAGGGAGTCCAGGCCACTCCCGCCGCGCCCGCGGCAATCCCTGAGAACGCAACCGTGTCATCCCGGCAACAGGTGATGGCAGCCGCCGTGAAGGAGTTCTCCGCTTACCACGGACTGATTCCCGAAGCGACGGGGGCAACTGACGAAACCGCCGAGGAGTCCGGGGCGCCGAGTGGCGAGCCGGTGGAGCCGGCGGACGACGAAACCGTTCTTTCTCAGACTGAGGAAACGCCGGCCGACCCGCAGGAGGGTGAGGCCGGTGCGGACGAAGGTGACGAGGGCGAAGGCGAGGCTGAAGGCGCCGAGACCGCCGAGGATGCCAACGAGGCGAAGGGCAAGGATGACGATGACGACATCCGGCCCGACGACCCGAAGGGCGTTGCGAAGCGGATCACGAAGCTGAAGGAGCGGCACCAGACGGAGGTGGCGCAGTTGACGGAGCGGCTGAAGGAGCTGGAGGCGAAGGTGGGCGAGCCTGCGAAGGCGGCATCCACGGGCGCCCAGGCTCCGGGGGCGTACGATCCGATTGCGGCGCAGCCGGAGGTGGCCGACCTGACGCGGCGCCAGCAGGAGCAGCGGGCCTTGCTGGACGGGGTGAAGGCGGCACGTGCGGATCTGGAGTCAAATCCGGACCGGGTGCTGAAGTTTCTCCGGGACCAGCAGATTCCGGCGGCGGACGAAGATGCGGCGCGGCGGTACCTGGAAGGCCTGGCCTCGGAGACCGACGAGGCGCTGCAAGCGACCCGCATGGATCTCTCGCATGCTCGCCGGATGGCGCGGCAGGCGGTCGATGGAGCGAAGGCGCAGGCCGGCCAGGTGGCGGCAAAGGAGTTCCCCTGGATCAACTCGAAGGAGGATCCGCGGGCCACCCTGCGCCAGAACGCCCTGAAGGAGCTGGGGCCATTTGCAAATCACCCCACGGCCGGGCTGTTCACGGCGGTATGGGCCGACTGGATGCACAACTTCCAGAAGCGCCAGAGCCAGCCGACTACCCCCGCCACGAAGCCGACCACGCCGAAGGCGAAGCCGACCGTCCGCCAGAGTCCCGCACCGCCACCACCCAAACAGGGCGGGTCGGCCGGCGTTTCCAACCAGTCCGGGAAGAGCAGCACCGCGGGCAGCCGGTCCTATTTCGACCAGTTGGCCGCGGAGCACGTGAAAGGGATGTGACATGCCTGCATTGGTTGAAAGCATACAGGTCGGCAAGCGCGAGGAGCTGCTGAATGTGATGACGATCGCGGACGCGGCCGAGAAGCCGTTCACCGCGATGGTGCCCAAGGGCACCAAGCCCGCGAACATGGAGTTCAGCTGGCTGGTGGACAAATACGACGACGTGGACCTCACCGGCGTTGCCGATGGGACCGACACCACCTCGTTTGAGAACGCCGGGGAGTACCGGGCGCGCCTCTACTCCTTCGCCATGGAGAAGAAGCGTGACGTGATGGTGGGCAACCAGGCGGAGGACGTTTCAACGGTGGCCGCCGTCACCAGCGAGTACGCCTACGGCCTGGAGAAGAAGACCGAGGAGCTGAGCCGTGACCTCGAGGCGCAGCTCTGCTCGACGCTCGACCACGTGCGCGGCACCTCCGACAAGAACCCCTACCGGCTGCGCGGCCTGTTCTCGTGGATCTCGTCCACGGCCCAGACCGGGACCTATCCGGTGGATTCCGGATACCTGACGCCCAGCGCGGCGATCTACAGCGGCGCCCTCACGTCGTTCGACGAGCAGACGCACTTCCAGCCGATGCTGGCGGCGCAGTTCAACCAGGGCCGCAAGGCGAACGCCGACTACGTGCTGCTCTGCGGCTCGGACGTGAAGGCGTACGTCTCCAACAACTTCACCCGGTACAAGGGGAGCGACACGAACACGTATGCGGCCATCCGCATCTTCGGCCAGAACCCCTA